TACCCAGGTTAAAAAGGAAACACATGTTATACAAAAATATGTCAATAATATGATTTCCATAAAAGAAGCAAGATTAGAACTGGGATTAAATCCTGATTATGAACAAGAGGAAATGTTTGCCGCTATACAGGGTAAAGTGCAGATGGATTTAGCAAAAAATCAAGCTGAGCTGACAATGACTAAGGCGGAACCAAAAGATGTGCTAAGAGATGGCGATAAACAGCCTTCTGCACAAAAGGGTCAAAGAAATCTACCAAATAACAGAAGAGGAGTTGGCAATGCAACTCGTCCCGCAAATCAGCAAGGTAGAAATATTTCACCAAACATAAGAAGATCCGATAATACATGGCTGACATTAGTTGAAAATGCCCTTGAATCAGAGTATACTATAGTTTATACAAAAGAGGAAAAGGAATATAATCATGTCGATCAACCCAACACTCAAGAATGAACAGTTAGTAGCTTATTTGGCAACAGATGATTCGATTGAAGCCTTAGAGAAAGCCGTAGAAAATGGTCAAACAAGACTTGCTCTTCAAGTCGTTTTGGATCTTGTTTCTGAATTAACACAAAGAGTTATGGATTTAGAAGATATTGTTTATTCAGTTGATAATAGTATTTATAATGAAGCTGATGCACCTGAAAATACGCAAGATAAAGAGCCCATCGTACTAGACCAGCCTATGCAGTCTTATGTCAAAGAAGAGGTAAAAAAGGACGATATGCCTGTAATCGAAGAAGCAAAGGATGCCGAGATGAAGGCTGAGGAGACTAAAAATCCCCAATGAAGCTTTTAATAGGTTGCCCAATGTATAAGAGATCCTGGATATTGCCTGACTGGATCCGATGTATTGCTAGCCAGTCTGTTTCACTTAAGGATATTGGTTTTGTATTTGAAGTTTCACCAGATGATACAGAAACAATAAATTGTCTTGAAGCTTGGAAGAAATACGATAATAGAATACCTTATTTTTATATAAACATAAGAGAAGACATACCTCATTTCCAGCATGAAAACAATGGAAGACAATGGACTATTTCTAAATATGAAAATATGGTGTCACTAAGAAATTCTTTATTAAAAACAGTAAGAGATATCAATCCTGATTATTATTTTAGTTTAGATTCAGATATACTTCTAGTCAATCCAAACACAATAGAATTATTAATAGCTCATATTAAATCTGGCGCAGATGCCGTTAATCCACTAATGTTCATGACTCCGTTTGGAACAATGTACCCCAGTGTTATGACATGGAGATCAGATGTCCCCGGAAAAGCTTTTAGACAAGAGCAGTATTCTCTTGGAACTTATTTTAAGTCTGATGTAATTATGGCAGCAAAAATGATGAGCAAAAAAGTATACTCTAGTATAAACTATAGAATCCATGAGCAGGGCGAAGATGTTAGTTGGTCATGGTCTTGTAAAGAGGCAGGGTATAATTTGTACTGTGCCTCTTATATATATGCTCCACATATAATGTCTGAAGTGATGTACCGTCAATATCTAAAGCATGGAGATGAGAGATCTGAATTAATTTTTGAAAACTATGCTAAAGTGTGATATATTTATATAAAATTGTTCAATGTTATAAAAACAAACTTACTATTAAAATAGATATTAATCAATAGGGGAATTCATGTCTTTTGATTTTGTGGAAAACTTTATATTACAGCTTCCTGATTTTTCGAAATCAGATATAGATTTTTCGGAGTCATTTAACTCCAAGCACGGTTTAATAATCGAGGTTGCCGCAATACACGAGGGTTTGACTGCTAATTATAACCACTATTCAGCTTTAGAGTTAGAAAAAGCTTTGCAGTCATGGGTTGAGCCTTATCCAAAACCCATCATTCTTAACCACGATTTAAACGCAGAGCCAATTGGCAGGGTCATGGCAGCTAAAATGGATAAAGAGTCGGACGGAAGTGCATTTGTAAGATTGCAAATTGCAATCACTGATCCTGTCGCAGCTCAAAAAGTTGTTGATAAAAGATATTTAACTGGCTCAGTTGGGGGAAGAGCTGCAAAAGCTGTTTGCAGCATATCTGGTGACGATCTAGCTACCGAAGATGATTCCGGTCGTCCTCGTATGCCAAAGTTTAAAAGAGGTAAGGTTTACAAAGGCAAACTTGCCTACATTGATATGCAAGATATATCATTTAAAGAGTATTCATTTGTTAATCAACCAGCAGATCAAAAATCTGGAGTTAGATCTACAAAGATTCAAGACGGTAAAGCAGAGCTTTCAGATTCCGATGACTGGATGGCAAAAAGCTCTGCTTTTATTTTAAGTATGGATAATGAAGATATTGTCTCAATTGAGGAAAATAGATCAATTTTTTCAGATATGAAAAAGAAAGAATCTAAACCAATTTATCTACACTTAAAGGGTGCATTTTTAACAGCGCTAGCCCTTCAAGAAAGTGAAAGTTATATAATTAATTCTAATTCATTACTATCCAATGAAGATTCTGAAAAAAATAATTCTGAGGAGACTCATAGCATGAAAGATGTTAATAAAGAAGAGGATATTCTGGCTGTAGCCAAAGGCTTAAGCGAGGATCTCTCTAATATAGCAGCTTCTTCTTCCGAAGACACTTTAGGGGCAACCGATCAAGACGTTGCCGAAGGGTTTTCAGAAGAGAAAGCGGAAGAGGTTTCAGAAGAGTCTGCTTCAACAGATTCGCAAGAAAAGAACTCAGCTGACGATTCAGAAGAGGCGGATGTACAGATTGTAGATTCCGAAAATGCTGAAAAGCCAGAAGAGTCATTGGTCGAAATGACTGATGAGAATCAAGAAGAGGCCGAAGAGATTGATCAGCTCAGCGATAACAAAGAGGGCGTTGAGCAAGACATCAATCCACTTAAGGCTAGAATTGAGCTTCTTGAAGAAGAAAATGCAAAGCTTAAGAGTGCTTTACATAGAACTTTGGTTGAAAGAGTTGTCGATACCAAGATTAGTCTAGGTTTTGAGTCTGTTGATGATCGCGAAAAGTTGATCGAAGAGCACGTTGCTCGCACGGCCTCATCACTAGCTGATACTCTTAGAGATTTGGCTAAGACTCCTGCAAAACTTAATAAAAGACTTTCTAATTTTGTTGGAATGCCAGAAGTTACTTCTGAGGCAGAGGTAAATAAGTTAGAGGATAATGTTTTGACTCTTGGTAAAGAAGAAGAAATTGGCAAGCCTGTTTCTTCCGTAGATTCTTTTGAACAGGTTTTAGTAGATGCTCTAATGGGCAGACGTAAACTTTAATAATTAAGGAGATAGAAAATGAGTTTAGCAAAGTTCCGTAAGGTTCATAGCAAGACAGGCGCTGGCCGGTTTGTTGTTTCTGAGGGCATAGCCCCCAGTGCATACCTGCTTCCCCACCCTGGTTTGCCAACATGGTATCTAGATAGCGAAGATGATCGTTTCGAGATTGTTATTCCTAAGGGTACCATTCTTTCCGTGGTTGCCGATAGCAACGGTGATGCCCGTGTGGTACCAGCGAATGGTACATCATCTAGCAAGAGCTATGGTGATGTAATGCCAAGCTGGAATCCACTAGACGGTGCTACACCAACATCAACAACTGGTTCAAGTGACACAGTCACAGTTCCGGCTCGTTCAATTCCTATCGGTTGCGCACAATATGATCTCTATAGGCCATTTGATAAGGGCACATCACAAGGTGCTGGCTTTATCACCCATGGTTATGTAGAGTACCCCATGGTTGCTGGTATCAATGACGATGTAACAGTTGGGTCACTAATCCGTTCTGATTTTATGGGACGTCCAGTGGCTGCAGCTGCAGCTGATTTTTATAACAGTTCAGCTGTATACGCCTACCTACAGGTCGGTAAGGTTATTGAGGTTGAGAAGTTTGCTACAAACTTCGATGATGGCCTCCTTAGCTACATGCAGCTCCCATCAGATCCAGGTGCACTAAAAACCGTATACGAACTTACTCGTAGCGGAAGCCATAAGGGCAAGCTCGGTATCCGTGCCAACCTAGATGTATATAATGTCACTGGTGCTTTCCGCGTCAATTTGACACTCTAATCAAAACAATAACACAGGAGGAATATTCCTAAGATGAGTAAGACAATCCAAGAGCTCCTCTGTGGTCTCCCAGCTTGGGAGACTGCAATGACTGAGGACGGGTATATCGATGCAGACAATAGAGTAACCATTAAGGAGGCTTTTGCTTCACCAGACGCAGCAGCTCTTTTCCCCAAAGTTCTCTCTCGTACGCTAAGAGAAGCAGCTGAGCCACAATTGCTGGTTACGCCTCTTCTTTCTACAGTTCGCCTCGGCAAGGGGCGCTCTTTGGAGTTCCCAGCAGTCAATGCAATCCAAGCAGCAGAGATCCCAGAAGGACAAGAGTATCCAGAGCAAGCACTCGCTTTTGCAAAGCAGGTAGAAGGTAAGGTTTCAAAGAAAGGCGTTAAGCTCGCCTTTACAGAAGAGGTAATTGCCGATTCACTTTGGGACATTGTCGGTCTACATGTTCGTGCAGCCGGTCGTGCCATGGCTCGCTTGAAAGAGCAAATAGCACTTAGTCGCTTTAAGGACGCAGCTACTATCGTTTTTGACAATGATAGTGGTTCATATGATGATACAACAGGTTTTGACATTAACGGCGTTGCCAATAAGACAATTACCTGGGATAACATTGTAGATATGGCTGCTGTTCTGATGGCTGAAAATCATGTACCAACAGACTTTATTCTTCACCCCCTAATGTGGTCGGTATTCCTTAAGGATTCCATCTTCCACGCCGGCGGTGCAGCTTCTGCTGTTGGCACAAGTTGGGGTTACCGTCCTCAGTCAGCTCAGGGCGCTCTTAATGCAACAGCCCCAATGGGATTAAACGTCCTTGTTTCGCCATTCGTAAGCTTTACCGCTAAGAGTGGTGCAAATGCAGCTAAGTCAGATTTGTTCCTGATTGACCGTAACGAGGTAGGTACACTACTGGTTAAGGACGACATGAGCACCGACCAATTCGATGATCCAAGCCGCGATCTTCGTTCGTTGAAGATGAAGGAGCGCTATGACATCGTAATGCTAGGTGATGGTGAAGGTATTACTGTAGCCAAGAATGTCAGACTAAGCCGTAACTACGAAATCATGGTTACCAACGAGGCAACCTGATAGACCTTAGGGTTGTTATAGTTGCGATTTAACCCTATAGCTAGGGGGTAGTAGAGAAATCTGCTACCCCCTATGCTTTTATTTGTTTTGGTTTGTTACTATTAAATTAGGTTTTATTAATGGAGTGTACTGAGTGAGCTTGTATTTAATAGACAACGCTACCGTAACTGTTAATACAGTTAATATTAAATTTGGTAGAACAATAAAAATAGCTTCTTTAGTAAACGCTAACTTTAAATTATTTACTGATGCTGCTACACCAGTTGAAATTAGTTCTGCTTTTAGAACTATAAATACAATAACTGATTATAATCAGATTAGTAGAACTTTAACTCTTTATTGGAATGTTGTACTATCTTCTGGTTCAGATTATATTATAAAAGTAGCTAATTTAGTAGATTCTTCTGGTTTAACTATTCCAGAAGAACAAATTAATTTTGCGAGTCAGACCAATTCCGCTACACCATCTATTCTCCAGGAGGTTCAGGGTACTGTTCTTAATGAGGTTTTAGTTGAAGATAAATCAGTTAGGGTGGATATAGAGACTGGTTATCAGATTTTAGCAAAAAATCCAGATTTTTACATAATTTCAACAGATCCTTTAACTGGTAGTTTTTATATCTATAATGATGAAAACAACGGAAGAGTTACTATAAGCTTTAGCTCTCGCCCAGCTTCAAACTTTTTGACCTCAAAGTATTTTAAGGCTCAAAAAAAGAAAATACAGAAAACACCATGTAGATGGGAAACTGTAGATACAGAAATATCAATGCATTCATGGAAAGCTGATGTATACATAGATTTTCCATCCGATGACGCTACTCCAGTTTATAATACTGATAATAAAGAATACTTTGAATCAGGTTATAAGTATAGGTTAATTGTTTCTTCAGAAGTTGGCCCATGATGGCCAATGCACTTTATGCCAAAGCCAAAGAAGCTTTACTTGAGGGTTTATTGGATCTAACTGATAATACAATAAAAATTGCTTTAGTAAAAAATAATTATTCTGTTAACTTAAATACCGATCAATTTTTATCAGATATATCTAATGATGCTATTGCTGCAACTTCAAGTATTTTAACTGAAAAATCAACTTCTCTTGGTATTTTTGACGCAGATAATATAACAATAGAAGATTATGGCAATTCTGGTTTTGCATATCTAGTTATTTACAGAGATACAGGTGTTGCCTCAACATCTAGATTAATAGCTTATATTGATACAGCCACTGGTTTGCCCATATCTGCTACAGCAGAAACTATTTCAGTTACAATTAACTGGAACAATGACCAATATAAAATATTTAGCCTATAAGGAGAACAATGCCTACGCTATATCCTGGTACATTGGATAATTTTGTTAATCCAACTTCAACAGATAAACTAAACTCAGCTACAGTGCCACATCATCAGCAGCATGCTGACCTAAATGATGCAGTAGAAGCTATTGAGACAGTTTTGGGTCTTAGTCCAGCTGGATCGCATTTAACAGTTAAAGATAGAATTATAGCAGCAGAATCAGCTATAACTACACAATCAGTTTTAAATGGTTTAACTGATGTTACTATCAGTTCAGTTGCGAACAATGATATATTAAGATATAACGGAGCTGTTTGGGTCAATGCGCCTGAAAAAGAAGTTACGGATGGAGGAAATTTTTAAATGGCTAATACAATTAGAATTAAAAGAAGAACAAGTGGAGCATCTGGCGCTCCGTCTGGTTTAAAAAATGCTGAATTAGCATTTAACGAGGTTGATGAAACACTTTATTATGGCAAAGGTGACTCGGGCGGAGATGCAACGTCCGTCCTTGCAATAGCCGGTCCCGGAGCTTTTGCAACACTAACTGGCACTCAGACAATTTCTGGTAATAAAACATTTTCAGGGACAGTAATAGTTCCGGCTCCCAGTTCCAGCACACACGCTGTAACAAAAGGATATGTCGATACTGCTGTTGGAGCCGTTGCAACGTCGTTTACGGTAGCTGCAGACAGTGGCGCTAACCAAACGATAACTTCTGGCACAGACACTTTGACCATTTCTGGCGGTACAGGTCTTACATCAGTCGCTTCTGCAACAGATACAGTTACAATCAATCTTGATAATACAGCAGTAACAGCAGC